AAGATTCATGATGGTATGTATGATGATGCAAATAAACCTTATTATGTTGCTAGATCAGCACAAGCCAAATTAAAAACAAATCTACCTATCATTTTGCACCATGCAGATCATATGGCAGCTCAAATTGAATTTGAACGTTGGAGAAATCAAAACAATGCAACGCCAAAAGCTGTTGCAGAAAAGTCCAAAATAACAAAAAGTAACGGATTAAAAAACTTAGCCGAGAATAATCCGGATGTACAACAATCTATAAACGATATTTTCAAAGCATTTAATCAATTTAATCAGGATTAGTATGACTATATTTTTATCATTATCATCATTAGTGTTCTTAACCGGCTTTGGTTATTTTGCATATCGAGCTTATACATTAGCCGGAATATTGGCTGATGAACAAGAATATACAGAACAAGTAGCACTAACAAATGCTTATATGTATTCAAAAATTGCAGAAGCATACAATAAAATGCAAGAAATAGATAGATTGGGTGCATTTGAAAAAGATGATGAATCAGGAACAACGTTTCAATTACTAAAGCAAACAATTGACGAATTAAAAGAAGAATTTGATGGCACGCAAGAAGAAAACTAGTAATAACTATTTTACAAAAATAACGGATATTGCAATATCTGCATATAATAAAACGGATATTGCATCTAAACGAGAAAAGATATATAGAAGATTTATATACCCAGCTTTTATGAAGTTAGCTGAAAATTTAATTAATAAGGTTAAACCTACTTATATTGATTCTTCATTTAATGATTTGCAAACCGATTTAGTTACGTTTTTAACGGCACGATTAGATAAATTTAATCCAGAAGCCGGCAAAGCATATTCATATTATACCAGAACATCATTTAACTATTTAATTGCAGAAAATCAAAAAGCATACACTAAATTAAAAGCAGATTCGTTGGAAATTAATATTGATGAACAACGCAATGTAATGGCAGAAATTCACAATGATGAGATGCAAGAAACATTGCAAGAATTTATGAATGCATACATTGAGTATTGTTATGATAATTTGAATTATATTTTTTCTAATCCTACAGATATACATGTTGCAGACTCAATTCTTCATATATTTGAAACTCGGGAGAACATAGAAAATTTCAATAAAAAGGCTCTTTATATTTTTATAAGAGAACGTACTGGTTTAGACACTACAAATATCACACGAGTTATCAAGACACTTAAACGGATTTATGAAGATAAATTTCGTGAATATGAACAACAAAACTTCATAAACTTGCCATTTTAATATTTATTATTAAAGGAAGTTATTATGGACAAAAATGATGAACTATTCAAAGGGACTAGTTTTGCTGATTTAATGTCTGATGTTTATCACAATTCGAAAAAGAAAGATAGACAAATGAATCAGCTTATTGCATCATTACAACCTCTCATAAAAAATGCATCTGATGCAACCGTTGTTATGCCTCTAATTAAAGACATATTAGATGTGTCTATAAAAAATGATGATCATCTTGTAAAATTAACAGCAATAGTTCAACGCTATATTTCTACAAAACAAACTATATCTGGTGCAGATTCTTTATTGAGTGATGATGAAAAGAAACAACTTTTGCAAATTGCAGAAACTACACTTTCTCATGAATTAGAAGATGAATTAGAAACACTTCGAGAATCCGAACAAGAACGTGTATTCAATCAGCGTATTGCGGATGTACAAAATAAATTGAACAAGGATGCATAATGATTTTAGAATGGGATGTTGCAGAAGTTTTAGATTATGATCGTACATATACACATAAAGACGCTGCTGGCAATGATCGTTTATTTACCTTAAAGGTAAGGAGTTGTAGTACTAAATATAATAGCAAAGACTTCTTATATCCAAAACCTGCTAATTTAAGCTTAAAAAAACTTCCATTAGTTGGTGAGTTTATTTTAATGTTTAAAACATTGAATGAAGTTTCTGATCACAATAATTGGCGTACGCAATGGTATTATTTAACAACAATTGATGTACATTCATCATTTAATGAAAACCAATTACCAGGTGTTTCTGCAAATTTAACTGATTCTGAGATTGCTAATATTCAACCCGGAAAAACATTTAAACGTGCTTCGGTTTCTCCATTGCAACCATATGAAGGTGATGTTTTATTTCAAAGTAGATTTAATTCTAGTATTAGATTAGGTAGTACGGTAACTACATCTGAACTAAATAATGAGTATTATTCAGTATTACCTAATTGGATATCTACAACCCAATCAGCTACAAATGATCCGTTGATTGTTTTATCTAATGGTCGAACTGCAAAAAAGAATAAAGAATTCGTAGTAGAAAATCCAAATACAGATGCATCTTCTTTATACTTGACAAGTACGCAGACCATACAATTGGATTTAAATAAACAACTAACTGAAAAATTTAAAACACCTAATGGTTCACAGTTTATAGGTTGTGCTGATAGAATTATTCTTAGCGCCAAAAAAGATATTGCCATTGTGCATTCAGAACGTGCTGTTATAATACAAACACCAGGTGAAGTATTAATTGGAGGAGATGATGCAACACAACCAATACCGCATGGTTATGTTTTAGAAAATATACTTCAAAACATAATTTGTGCAATACAAGCTGGTTGTACGGATGCAGCGGGGGGTATAGCTATAACAAATGGAATAGCTGATTTGCAAGAAGCACAAAGATTACTTAATACTGAATTAAATAGTAAAAAATACAAAATTAAACTTACATAAGCATGGCCGTACCACCACCATTTGATCGATTAACAGTATTGCCCGGAAAGGCAGTAAATAAAGTAACAGCTGCATTAAATAAACTGATTAACTATTTAAAAAAACTAATCAATCGTTTACGCGAAAAAGCTGGTTTAATATCAAGTAATACAAAATGCAATGATCCTAAAATTGCCGAATTAAAACAACTTTTAGAAAAAATTAAGTCTGTAATTGATCGAGTTAGGAATGTATTGGTAGTTGCAACAACAATTGTAACGGTTTTGCAAGTTTCTATAACAATTGCATCTACTTCATTAAATGCATCTTTACTAATACCAATTCCTACCCCACCATCGGCTGCTCAAGTCGTTAATGTATTAAATACGCTAATAACTAATATTATTTCCGTTGTTAAACAATTGTCAATAACATTGCCGATAATTACAGCAGCTGTTGCCGGAATATCATTTGCGTTAGGTCCTGTTATTAACCTAATAGGTTCTATATGTACTAACGAAACTTTTAGTGCAGATTCTAATACAATTGAAGGCATAGCAGATGATTTAGATACTAAACTAAAAGATATCATACAACAATATCCTAGTAAATTTTATCAAACTGTTAATGTATCTGATCAAGATATAACGCAACGAGCTCAATTAATTGATGAATTGATATCTAGAAATCAAGATGTACTAACTAATCTATTAGAAGCTCCTAGTAAAGTTATTTTAGGTTCCACAACGCCAAATCCAACTGCAGGAAAAATTGGAGATTATTTTATTGATGAAGTTAATCAGTTAATTTATGGGCCTAAACAAAACGATTTAATTTGGGGAATGGGCGTAAATTACTAATCATTATATTTATAATAAAAGTATTCATATGGATTCAAAAACACTTATTAAAGCACTTAAAACTGCCGTACGTGAAGTTATAAAAGAAGAATTAACGGAAATTCTTCGTGATGGGTTACAATCTACTATTAATGAAATGGCTCAACCAAAACAAACTACTAGTACTAGAGTAACAAATAACTCAGTGCAACAACCTGCAAAAAATAAAGTACAGTTTACTGAAAATAAATGGGCGTCTGTATTAAATCAGACTGAATCTTTACGTGAACAATCATCCGTCGGGGCATTTGCACAAATGATGAATGAAGAAATGGAAACATTATCATTTTCATCACGTGATGCTGCGGGTTTTGGCGCCGTTAGGCAAAATAGTATGCCTCGTAGTGCAGCACCACAAGTAATGGAAGATCCTGAGACTGGCAAGACTTTACAAGTAGATCCTATTATTGCAAAAGCAATGACTCGAGATTATTCTGCACTCATGAGTGCAATTGATAAGAAAAAAGGTAGATAATGGGGTATCAAGTAATTCAACCATATGTTAATGTTAGTATACCTAATGCATTAGGAATTGGAATAAATTCAATTACGCCTATATATTTAACTACAGAACAAGCATTTGAAAACTTAAAAAACCTATTGTTAACTAGAATCGGCGAACGATATGTGATGCCCGATTTTGGAACTAACTTGTTGGATGTAATTTTTCAACCAAATGTTGTTGAACTTAAACAAGAAATAAATGATATTTTAACGCCGCCAATTAATCGTTGGTTGCCATATATTAATATAATTAGTATTGATACAAAAACAAATGAAGATGACCCAACATTAAATTATTATATTTCAATAACAATAAAGTTTTCAGTATCAACATATAACGCACAAAGTATAACTATAGCAGTAACAGGAACTGGCTTATTGGAAATTAATTAACAATGGAAACTAAAAAAGATATATCATATTTAGGTAAAGATTTTGGACAATTCAAAAGAAATTTAATTGAGTTTACAAAACAATACTTTCCTAATACTTATACAGATTTTAATGAATCATCTCCGGGTATGTTATTTTTAGAATTAGCTGCATATGTTGGAGACGTTTTATCATTTTATTCAGATAGTAATCTTAAAGAAACATTATTAGAACAAGCATCAGAACGAACTAATATTTATGATATAGCTAAAGGGTTAGGATATCGTCCTGCTAATTCCGTGCCAGCATATGTAACATTAGACGTATATCAATTATTACCAGCAATAGGCTCTGGCGCTAATGTAGTACCGGATTATAATTATGCATTATCTATTAAGCCTGGTTTTCAAATTAAACAAAATAATGGGTCAGCTGTATTTAGAACTTTAGATTCGGTAGATTTTACATTTTCGTCTTCGTTTGATACAACTGAAGTGACTATATATGAAACAGATGACACTACTAATTTACCTACTTATTTTTTATTAAAAAAACATGTTAAAGCAGTTTCTGGTGAGATAAAACAACAAACTTATACATTTACGCAACCAATTCCATATGATAAAATCGTATTGCCTGATTCTAATATTATAGAAATTATTTCGGTAACTGAGTCTGATGGTGATAGCTGGTATGAAGTTCCATATTTAGCTCAAGATACAATTTTTGAGTCTGTTCCTAATTTGTCAGAAAATGATCCAGAATTGTCTACATATCGGTCTTCAAGTCCTTATTTATTAAAATTAAGAAAAACTTCAAAACGTTTTATTACGAGATTACGTAGTGATAATAAATTAGAAATTCAATTCGGCGCGGGAGTATCAGACAATAACGATGAAGAAATTGTTCCAAATCCAAATAATGTAGGAAATGGATTGACAGCATTACGAAGATCAGTTGATGTCGACATTGATCCTTCAAATTTTTTATATACAAGAACATATGGCCAAGCCCCGGCTAGTACAGTATTAACAATTACTTATACAACTGGTAATGGTATATCCGATAATGTGCCTTCAAATACACTTACGCAAATTAACTTTATAGAATTTGATGATGATATTAATTCAGCTAACAATGTTTCTTTAGTAAATTTTGTAAAAAATACAGTTGCTGTTAATAATCCAGAGCCAGCTGTAGGTGCAAAAACTGCGGATTCTGCACAAGACATAAAAAATAATGCTATGGCTAATTTTGCTACACAGAATCGTTTAGTAACACGAGAAGATTATATTATTCGTGCATATTCAATGCCGGCAAAATTTGGAAGTGTTGCAAAAGCATATATTGTTCCTGATGATCAAATTGCACAGGAATCGTACGAACAGAATCGAGTTGCAAATCCATTAGCAATGAACATGTATGTTTTAGGATATAATGAAAATAAAAATTTAGTTGCACTTAATCAAGCAATAAAACAAAATTTAAAAACATATTTAGACCAATATAGAATGTTAACGGATGCTATTAATATTAAAGATGCATTTATTATTAATATAGGTATAGATTTCGAAATATCAGTTTTATCAAATTATAATAGCAATGAAACGTTATTAAAATGCGTAAATGCTGTTAGAAACATGTTTGATATTGATCGTTGGCAGATTAATCAGCCTGTAATTAAATCAGATATAACTACTACATTAGCTAATGTAAAGGGCGTTCAAAGCGTTGTAGGAGTAAAATTTTTAAATTTATATGATACTGATTTTGGATATTCTGGCAATATTTATGATTTACAATCTGCTACACGTAATGGTGTAATTTATCCTTCATTAGATCCTAGTATTTTTGAAGTTAAATTTCCTAATCAAGATATTCGCGGAAGAGTAGTAAGTTATTAATCCGCGTATATTTATACTAAAAGGATTATAATGGGCATATTATCTAATAACTTTGCACAGATTGTCCCAGGCGCACTTATCTCGGCAAGTTATGTTTCAGATATTTATGATGTTTTAATGGGAGCAGAACGCGAAGATGTAAAAATTTCTGGTTCATTAAATGTAACTGGTAGCATTTATGGTGCTGTTATAGGTACGGCTTCGTTTGCATCTACTGCATCATTTATAACAACGGCACAAACTGCTAGTTATGTATTACGTTCAATTTCATCATCATTTTCATCTACTAGTTCATTTGTTTCTGGATCAAACGTTACTGCAACATCGGGATCTATACGTTATTTAAATGTAACAACTTCTTTGATCACGCAGGGTACAGTTTTATTATATACAGCTTCACTACCAACATCAGATCCGGTTATAAACGGACAATTATGGAGAAGTGGTAGTTATTTAATGATAAGCACGGGATCGGGAAGTTAATCATGTTTAGAATATTTTATGCAGAAAAAGATGCAACACTTTATGAAGGTGCTACTACTAGTAGCGCATTGAGTCAAACAAATACCGGACTAGATGAAATTTTAGAAATAGGTAAACGTTTAGGAGATGATGGTGAAACATTATTGAAATCTAGAACTTTAGTTAAATTCGATATATCTGAAATTACGACAGTTATTCAAAAATACTCCATTAATCTTAATGCTGTTAAGTTTATACTGCAACTTTATACAACTCATGCAAAAAATTTACCAGCTAATTTTACTTTAGAATCTCGTTTAGTTGCACAGCCATGGATTAATGGAACGGGATATCAATCAGCAAATCCTATTATATCTGATGGCGTACAATGGGCAAAGCCGATGGCATCTTGGTCATTAGATTCACAAGTAGGGAATCTTTGGATATCTAGCTCACAACAAATACAAGTAGCAGGTACATCTTTATATGTATCTGGTTCAGGTCGGGGTGGTAGTTGGTTATGGCAATCTGGAAGTGGAAATTTTAATACATCTTCATTTGATTCATCATATTTTTATCAACCCGGAGTAAATTTATCAGAACCATTTATTTATCGTCCTACGGACATTTATATGGATGTTACTGATGCTGTAAAAATATGGATATCTGGCAGCGGCGGACAAACTATAGAAAATAACGGCTTTATTTTGAAGTTTTCTGATGCAAATGAATCGGATTCTGCAGTAACCGGTTATATTCGATATTTTAGCCGAGAAACCCATACAATCTATGTTCCTAGATTAACTATGTTATGGGATAATAGCACTTTTACAACAGGATCTTTAACCGAGGTAGATACAGAGTCATATGTAACATATACTAAAGTTAAACCGCAGTATAAAGACACGGAAATTGCTAAATTAAGAATTTATGCTCGAGATAAATACCCTAGAAAATCTCCTACTAATTTATTTCCAACGCAAACGATAAAATATTTACCAACTACTACATATTATGCAATACGGGATGCTGCTACAGATGAATACATAATTCCGTTTGATAATATTTATAATAAAGTAAGTTGCGATAGCACAAGCAATTTCATTTATATTGATATGAATAGTTTTATGCCAGAACGATATTATCGCGTAGAACTAAAAATCGTAGATGGAATTGTAGAAGATTATATCGATGACGAAATTTATTTTAAAGTAGTTAGGTAATGGCAAAACGTTTAATTCAATTCAATCTGGAAGAGTCAATTCAGAATCAATCTTTAGCTGACGATGTAAATTTACAGCAAATTACTTACTATGACAAAAATGGTATAACTGCAATTTCTAACAATCAAAATGTAGTGCCTAGAGATGAAGCGGGTAATGTTGCATTGCAAGATGGTGTCGAATCTAATCCGTTATTGATAATTGAACCAATTTCTTTAAAAATTACCAATCGATCAGCATTAAGAATTTTAGATACGCAATTTAATTATTTTAAATTTCCAGCAAAAATTGATGTATCTGAAGAACCTGATTTAGATTTAGATTTAGGTTTGGATATCGATGTATCTAGTTTAGAATCAAATTTAATTGATCCGGTTTATGCACGTTATAAACCATCTGAAGATCGTAGAATTCTTACAGGTGATGTTAACCGTCCAGGAGCTGAACGATTTAGTGGCATCTTAATGGATGAAGTGGTAGATGGATTGCCGCAGAAAAATACTAATGGATATTTTATAACTAAAGAAATTAAAAATGCAGGAACGGATTTACGTTTTAGAATTAAACTACAACATAAATATCAAGCTGATACGCCAGCATATGGTACTAGTTATTTTTCTTTGATACTTAATTCGCCGGACCGAGGTGTTGAACGACAATGGAAAGGTCCATTTGCAAATAATTCAATTTCAAATCCTGATGTATTTGGTTCTATTGGACAATACGATATTCAGACTTTAAGTTTAGATTTAGTTATACCAAACGACGAATTTGAAATAGGAGATACTATTTCTATAGGAGCATTTGCTGGTCAAAACGTTGACTCTCAATATCATTTTATTATTGCAGATCAATCATATTGGGTTATAACAGATGCTAATAAAAACGTAGATGATTGGAATCAAGAACTTAGCTAATGTTAACACAATATAAAAATATCAACGATTTACAATTTGGGAAATCATTTTCTGCAGTACGATTTGGTGCTAGTGACTTAGTTTCATATAGTAGAGATTTAAAATACTATGCGAATGATAATATTTTAAAAGAAACTACCGATCGTAGAATTGAATTGCATTTATATTCTAATGATACGTGGATTACTGGTAATCATAAAATTTCAACTACAAAAATCATTCCAACATACATAGATAAAATAACAAATCAACAGATTAATATTACAAATCCTATTGCAATTAATTTATATGATGAGTTAAAGAATCTAAATATAACAGCTGGAACTTTTACAGTTGCTATTAATTTCTTTGAAAATTTAATAGGTAGTTTTGAACAACAACATCTAGTAATTGATGAAATTTCTACAGATAGAACCGAAATACGTTTACGTGCTATCGATCCAGATAATGTAGAATTTTTAAAACAAATTACCAATTTTATTCAGACTGTAAATCAAACTGACTCTGAATTTTATACATCGTATTTACTAAACTTTAGTCGAAATCAATGTTTTCTATTTGTTAATAGTGTAGTTGTTGGAGAATATGTTTACGTAAAATTATATGAGCCATTACCTACTCAGTATGATGTTAATTTTAAATGTTGGATAGTTGAAGAACAAAAACCAACGTATATTGATACAGTTAACATACAAACTAAAGTTGAAGCAAGAAAATTTAATAAATTAGCAAATCCTAATTGGCAAGCAAATTCTTTATTTAATACTTCTACGGATACTGGATTAAAAAGCTGGAATGACTTATTAGCTGCTTCAACACAAACATCGCAACAAATTATTGATTCATACTTCTCTGGTAGTTTGTCAGGTATTAAATTGAATATTGATTATTCAGATTTTAATAACTTTATATTTTATAGCTCTGCTACAGAACGTTTAAAAAACTTTAGATATAAATTACAGCTTTTAGAATATTATACTTCACAAAGTTTAGTTTTACAAGCTATATCTGGTAGTACATCTACAACTAATCAGCAAGATTTATCCTTACTTTCAAATAATTTAATAGGAGGATTTGATGATTTTGAAAAATATTTATATTATCATTCTTCATCTAAATTATCTACATATGATATACCAGCAGAATTACCATATGTTACAGAATTAACAGGAAGTTATATAACTCCGGTACCGAAAAGTACATCATCATATCCATACTCTTTATACTCAATAACTAGTTCAAATTTTATATCTTGGTTTGATGGAGTATATGCATCAGCTTCATTTTATGATACTAATAATATTAATTCATTATATTATGCGATTCCGGAATATATTCGAATAAATCAAAATAATTCAAATACTACTTTATTTGTTAATATGTTAGGTCATCATTATGATATATTGTATACGTATATCAATCATATGACTAAAATTAACAAACGAGAAGAAAATCCAAAATTGGGTATGCCGAATGAATTGTTATATTCTGTAGCTAAACAGTTTGGATGGAATTTAACGGATGGAAATCAAGGCCAAGATTTATGGACATATGTATTAGGTACTGATTCAACAGGAATACCATTAACGGGTTCGAATAGTGTCGGAGATCCATCTGTACCGGGCAAAAATCAAACTTATACAATATGGCGTAGAATTGTTAATAATTTGCCGTTATTACTTAAATCTAAAGGTACTAAACGAAGTGTAAGAGCATTACTTTCTTGTTATGGAATTCCACAAAGTTTAATAAGTATTAACGAATATGGCGGTCCTAGAATAGAACGTGCTCCTATATATGAAAAATTAAATTTTGATTATGCTTTAGATTTGAGTAGCAGTGCTGCAGGTACTGTTACGGTTAATTACTCACAGTCAATTAATAGTGTAGAACTTCGTTTTAGACCAGACAATGTAATTACTAATCCTTTGATACCAAATACAATGAACTTGTTCACAGTAGGCTCTAATACAGTAACATTAGATTTTAGTAGTGGTACTAAAGGAGTATTACAAATTAATGGAACTGGTTCGTCAGAACTGGAATTATATAATGATGAGTGGGTTACTGCATTATTAAGAACTTCTGGACCGGCTTTAGAGATTGTTGCTAAAAAATCTAAATATGGAAAAATCGTAGCAGCAGTATCAGCTTCAGCTACATCATCATTCGATTTATCCGGGTCAATCATACTAGGTGGTAATACCGGCGGAAGTAGATTTGTAGGACAATTGCAAGAATTGAGATTATGGTCATCTAGTTTGCAAGATTCTGCATTTAATAATCATGTTAAAGCCCCCGGCGCATATGATGGCAACGTTGATGCATATTCTGAATTGATTTATAGATTGCCACTTAACCAAAAAATAAATCATGCACAGACTGCAAGTTTATCAGGAATACAGCCAGTATCATCCAGCATTTCTGCTTCATTTATGGGTTGGTCATTAGCAACACCTTATGATTCAATTGAAGAAACATATTACTATGATGCAATATCATTAGGAGCTGGCACATTTGATGACAATAAAATACGATTGGAAGATAATGGGTTAATTGGTACATTGGATGTTAAAACTAGAGCAGAACGTAGTCAGTTTGACCGTGCACCGTTAGACAGCAAAAAATTAGGTGTATATTTTTCTCCACAAACAATGATTGATGAAGACATTATTGCACAATTGGGTTTTGTTAGTTTAGATGAATATATTGGAGATCCGGGGTCGACTCAATCAAAATCATATCCAGAATTAATTCGAGTTGCAAACGATTATTGGAAAAAATATCAAACGAGAAATGATATCAATGCATACGTCAAAATGTTTACATTGTTTGACTTATCATTTTTTAAACAATTAGAACAACTTCTTCCAGCACGAGCCGATAAAATTACTGGATTATTGATTCAGCCTAATATCTTGGAACGAAGCAAAGATACGATACTGCCTACTATCAAGCGATATGATTCTGCATATTCCGCATTAATAACAAATACTCAAATTACAGCATCTGGAGATTATTTGCAGTATTTGGGTGCAATTGATGGTAACATATTGTCAATTACAGCGCAAGATGATGATCAATGGCAAATGTATTTAACTGCATCTCAAGCAGAAAAATACGATGGCGTTGCATATTCATATGAATATTTAATAAGATCTGGTAGTACATATATTACCGCATCATCACCGTATTGGTTAAGTGAAGGTTTATGTCCTGCAATAACTGGTAGTATGAGATCAGAATTTACACGATATAAAATTATATTAAATTCTACGGCTAGTTACGTTGCGTCACAAATTAGCGACTTTTTACCGGTAGGTATTGACAATCAACGTTATTCTGGTACTAAAATGTCTTCGCCTGGATTCAATGTAGCATCTACACAGACAGTCGACGGCGGGCCGGTGGTAGAATGGAGAACAGCAAATCCAAATCAATTAATATATCAAACAAATGGAGAACAAGGCAGTTTTAGACTAGCATAAATTCTTCAATCATTATATTTATATAAAATTAAGGTAAATAACTATGGGATACTTAGATAATTCTAGTGTTACAGTCGACGCAATTTTAACATTGAAAGGTCGCGAATTATTAGCAAAAGGCGGAAATGCATTTCAAATTACGCAATTTGCATTAGGTGATGATGAAATTGATTATTCATTATGGAATCCGGATCATCCACTTGGAACAGAATATTATGGTACTATTATTGAAAATATGCCAGTAACTGAAGCAATTCCGGATGAAACTCAGGCGTTAAAATATAAATTGGTAACATTGCCAAAACAAACAACTAATATACCTGTTGTTACAGTAGGAAATACTTCAATAACGCTTCGTGCTTCTGGCGATAGTACTGTAATATCTCCTAATACAAGCAATTTTCAAGGTGGTAATGCTAATTTAGGATATACTGCAATTCTTTCTGATTCGACAGTATGTGATATTCAAGTTACTAGAGCATTACAAAATTCCGTACTTCCAACTACTCCTCGTTTTATTGGAGATAATGAAGATGCACAAAGTGTTGCAGTAGCAGGATTTGAATTTAAACTAGTTGCTAAAACGCAACTTATTGAAGATAAAACTGCGACAGTAACTATAATTGGTAATGAAACGGGCGGAAGTGTAACATTAACAGTAACAGTTAAAAAAGCAACAACTGCAACTTTATAATAGGTTAAAAAATGAATTATAAAAAATTAAAACAACAACCAAGACAAGGCGCCGTACCTAGAAGGAATCTACCTAATCTATCATCGATTTCACAACTTGTACGAGAAAATCAACAGCTATCACAAGAAAATCAAGTTTTATCAACAACTAATAATGGCGTTACGGAACAAGTACGCCAATTGGCTCAACAACTTGCTAATCAGATTGTTGCTGAACAACAACAATCTCAAATATTAGCTCGTAATGGTAGAACATATACGAAGTTTGACCCTGTTAATGATATTATTGGAAACCAAACGGAAACAGTAACAGCTGGATTATGGTCAGATAATGTAGCTAGTTTAGAAACATTTTTTACTAGTTCAACTCAAACTACAACTCAACGACGTTATTATGTTGATGTATTACATAAAGCACCTGCAGAAACTGGTTCTGCAGTACAATTTTCATTAGCATTCGGCCATGCATTAGGAAGTGGATCTGATTCACAAGGTCAACTTAATGATTCTCCTAGCAAAGCAATTTATTCACAATATCGACAACTTTTACTTAATCCAACAGATACACGTTTTACGACAGCCGGTTCTGGAAGTACTGATTATGTATATGTGATCAATTTTAAACGTAATCGATTAAAAGAACGTTTAGATGCAGGAAATTGGGAATTGCCGTTACGTACAATTTCTGGTTCTAGACCAACAAATGCAACTGGTAGTATTGTAGTTTCTGGATCTAAAATTATTACATTGATTGATGATTCATCTATTTCATCTGCTACTATAGGTGATTCTGGTAAAGTTTATAACATTGTATCGGGGTCAATTAATAGTGGCGTATTTAATTCTACTGCACCGATATATTATGGATTAGCTTATCCAGATTATGGTACATTAATATTAGATGGTAAAATGTTAGATCAACAATTACGTTTTCAAACTAATACCGGTTCTAGCTCAGAAGGAAATAATCATTTTGCACTTTTCCACTCTATTTCAGGCTCTGCATTAATAACAAATCCAGCAACATCTGATCCATATGGTTTCTTAGCACGTAATTCGGAAAAAGTAACAAGCACACATTATTTTGTAAGAGTAAAAAATGCAGAATATAATTTTTCAAATAATCCTTCATATGTTACAGGTAGTGTTGGTCAACTTGCACAATCAACATTTATTAGTGATCCGAAAACATATATTACTACGGTTGGATTATATAATGATCGTCAAGAATTATTAGCAGTAGCTAAACTGTCAAAACCATTATTAAAATCATTTCAACGAGAAGCTCTTATAAGAGTAAAACTTGATTTCTAAAAAATAACATAATTTGAGCCCGTTATATTTATATGTATAACGGGTTTTTACTATATGGCTGAATCTAGAATGTCTTATGATGAAATTGATTATGTAGGAATATATCCTACTGTATTTAAAAAACTTGATTCAAGCGATGTTAAAATAAATGCATTTCAAGTATATAAAACATGGAATGTTATATCTGGTAGTTCTACTAGTAGTGCGTTGCCGTTAATTGGAATATATTCAGACAACAACGCTTTGCCGGCATTAGGAACTAATTTAACATATAATGATTCTGCTAATATTGATGATTCGTTACAGACTATAACATATTTTTCTGTTAATCATCAATACTATAAATATAAAAATCAACCAGCTTTAACATATGGTCCTACTGATTTAAATCGTACAAAAAAATATTTATATCAATCTGCATCAATATTATCATTTCCACAAATACGAATTGGGGAAGGTATAAAGCCAGCATCGTTTTCTTTAACTAGTAGTTTTTATTATGGAGGTATATATGGTTCATCATATTATGGAACAGGCTCATATGGGTCTCAAATCATATTGAATATTAAATCAGATCGATATGGTAATTTATATGATGCTACATTTAATACTGCGTCTATTATTACTAAAAATACATTTTATGAAGGATTTAATGAATATTTTGACATATCAAGAATTTCATATGAATCTGCAAATATTTTATATGTGCCTGGAGTCGTCACATCTACGGGTTATTCCGGACCTATAGGTATTTCAGCTCAATTTAATAGTAATGGATATATTCGTACGCAGATACAAGGAAATTACAATCGTGAAACAAATTATGCTGTTTCATTTTTTATATCAGGTGCAAACAGTACCAGTACAAATGAATTGATTATAGCAAAAGCATCTAGTTCATTAGCACCACAATATCCATTTTCAATCGAATTAAGTGGTAGCAATCAAATTGTTTATAAAATTGCAGGTAGCACGCAGTTTAAAACACAAATAACTTCATCAGCTGTTGCTAATACATGGACACATATAGTATGTCAAAAATCCGGTAGTAATATGCAGTTATATGTAAATGGCACATTACATGCATCGGCATCTAGTAATTTATTATCATTTATTACTTCGCCTTTTACTGCATCTGCTAGAATTGATAATGCTTCAGATTTATTTATTGGAGGATTCAATACTGCATCTATGAATTTACAAGGTAAATTAGATGAAATACGCATATACAATAAAGCACTTACTTCTGCAGAAGTTGGATATTTAGCAGATCGTACAGAAGGTGGCACGTTTTTACAAACAAATCATGTAGGTAACGTATTTACAAAACAAGGTATAGCAATTATATCATCTCCAGATTATCGTTTTAATAACGTATTGTATTTACCATATTCTGCATCATATAAAAGTACGGTAACATTATATGAAATGAATGTTACAGCTAGACTTGATTCGGGTGATTTTAATATGTCGACAAATTTAACGTTAACGGGTGATGATGATACAACATATCAAAGTTTTGTATCTGCTAGTTCATTTGCACCATATATTACTACTATTGGTTTATATGATAATGCTGGGCAATTATTAGCGATTGGTAAGTTAGCACAACCTATCCGTAAACGTGCTGATGTTGATACAAACTTCATAATACGATTAGATTTAGACAGGAATATATCATGATACAATTAAAACAATTGTTACGAGAAATGACAGATCCGGATTTAAAACGTTGTTTAGAAAAAATAAAAAACGGCAAATTTAAAATTATCGGAGCTGGGGACAATGGCCGCGTATATGAAATTGACGGAGAAGACAAAGTTTTTAAAATTACTAAAGAACGAGATGAATATAAAGTAGCAACGCGTATTGTTGATAAATCAATCGAATATTCAACTTTTATACCAGTATATTATGTTAATGGATCTGATATGTTTATTATGGCTAATGCTGAACCGTTACCTAACACGATGAAACGAAAAATTGATGCATTTATGCGTGATTATGCTGTATTTGCTAGAGAACAAGGTGGTGAAGTTTCTATATTTGAATTTACTGATCAAACAGATTCGATAAATACACAACTAAATAATTTTTTAAATTCATTGCAAAGTGATGTTGAAAAACTTGCTATACCGGAGTTTGATTTAGATTTAGATTTTAGATCAGAAAACATCATGATATGGAATGGTAAAATGGTAATGGTTGATTGGTGATGTATATTTAAATATATAGGAATTATAATTATGTCAAAAGTATTACAACGTATTATTGATAAGTTTATCATAGAGCAATTACATGTTGAACAACAAACTAACACAAATGATCCAATATGTGCTATGATTAAACAAACAGATTCGCAAAATACAATTCAAATTGGTAAACCAGGAACGAATCAACCAGGTGGACAAATACAAGCACAAACCGCATTAAGTTCTGAGAAAGCTATAGCAAAACAAAATGGCGCGGTTGATGCATTTATTATTGTAACATGTTTAAAAACTGGTGATAAATATGATGGTGCTTATATAAAAACTTTAATAACTAAACTATTTAAAGAATATACTAACAATATGCCGTGGATTCAATCATATGCAACTACAGAATATTTTTGTTTGTTGCCACAATTGTCAACACCAATTGACGATTCTATGATAATACCTGTTTGGATTTATTCACAGAA